CGTAGTGTAGAACTCTGTTATATATTTTTACTAGTTCCTTCTGTTCGTCGGGTTTAATCATTGTCTTAGGCTTGCTAAAGAAGTCTGCTAGATAGTTGTATTCATTCTCTTCTAAGCACTCAGGTTTGTTATAAGGGAATATTTTATTGAGTTTCGCCTTTCTGTCGTCGCATCCGCAGTCGTCTCCAGCTATAAACTTAACGAGCTTTTTTATTCCTGTAGCTTCTGTTACTTTCTCTATAGTGTCACCTAAGCCCTCGGATGTTTCCTCGTTTGCCTCGTTAAAGCGTTCTTTCCATTCTTTGTACTCCTTAGTTCTTTTGTCTAAGTTCTCGTAGTATTCGTTACTCTTCTCCATTGTCTTCTAGTTTAACCCCATATACGCTTCTTTTAGGTATGTAAGGGCTTGTTATTAATTTGCGTTCCTTGTATTCGTCAAGTCCTATTCTAGTATATATGTCCTTGCTTAAAATTATCTCTTCATAGTCAGGGTACTTATCTATGAAGTCGTCTATTATCTTAAATGCTTTTCCTGTTGTCATATTTTTTCGTAGTCCTCGTTTATATAGTCTTCGTAGTCTTCTCCTACTGCTTCGCTTATTCTCTCCTTACAAGTTTTGATTGTGTGAAAGATTGAACTTAAACTTATCTTTGTTTCGTTGCTTAATTCTCTCATGCTTCTACCATCCTTGTATAGTTTCCATAACATCTCATCGTACCAGTGCCAGTTCTCTACTTCTTGTTCTATTCTTTCGTGTATCTTTTCTAGTTCCTCTTTTCTGTCGCTACCTTCCGCGCATAGATAACGCAGCTCATCTAAATCTATTTTGCATACTTTACTTTGCTTCCTGTGTAGGTCGTAAGTCATGTTCCGTAATATATAATATACGAAAGTATCTGCAGTTTGTTTTTTCAGCTCTATATTCATAAGCTTAATGTACATCTCCTGTACTATGTCCTCGGAGAAGTCCCCTCCTCCCAAGTTTTTAACTATGTTAACCCATTTGTTATGCTGGGCGTAAATTGTTTCCATGCTGACAAATATAAATAAAAAAAGGGAAGTCGTTAAACTTCCCCCTAAACATTAAACCTAAATCACGAAACACGACAAAGATAACATTATTTCTCATAACTCAGAATAAACTTTTCGCATCTTCTTTTTACATTGCTTTCATGTAAGCCTTGAAGCTTTGCCACGTGTCTAAAACTTCGATACGTTTGAACTACGGCAGCGGTTGCTTCTATCTTAGTCCACTTAACCTCATCTCTAAGCTGAGGGACTAACTCGTCTAGCTTTTTAAGCACTTCTGTTTTTTTCATATTAAAAAGGTAAATCGTCGCTGTGCTGTGCGGCTTGTGCTACTGTTTCCTCCTTTGGCTCGTAGGTGTCTAGCTTCGCATATGGCTTGCCACTTTTACCCATTAACACACTTAAGTTAACCCAGCCGTTCTTACTGTTAGCTTTCATAAACTTTCCAAAATCTTCTGTTTTGATGCTTAAATTACATAGCACGAAGTCGGGCGCGTTTTCATTCTTTTTAACTACTAAACCGTCTGCAAAAATTGTTTCACTCATCTTATTTCTATTTTGTTAATTTACTAATTGACGCTTCAAGCATATTATAATACTCTCTACACTCTTCTACTCTTTCTTTCATTTTTTTTACCGTGTTTTCATCGTACTCTACTTCGAATATCTTTACACGTAAATTCTCAGGTATTCTATCGAACTGCATTTTATCTCTAACCTTTTGTTCTATCTCTAAGGATTGCTCGTCTGTAGGGTCGATAGCTTTTAGTTTCCACGTTTCTCTCCTTATTTCATCCTGAATAGCATCCTCTGTATGATTGATTAAACAATAAGCTACGTAGCCGTTTAGCTTTCCTGTTAAGTCCATGTACGCCAAAAGCTGATACATATAATCTTTATTAGGCAGCTCGCTATCAAACCAAGGAAACGTAGTAGCGTCCCAGCTAGTTTTTATGTCTATAATAGAATCCTCAGTAATAATATCGGGCGTTCCTACAAAGTAATCGTTTTTAAAGCGTTCCTCGTTTTTCTGAACTCCAAAATTGCCTGTAACCTTTGAAAAGAATAATATACTCTCGTCCTCTTGGTTAGTACCTCTTTCAGTGTATCGGTTAGAGAAGTCTTTTTTAATGCCGAACTCGTTATATAAAAATTGTTCCTCTACAGCAGTTTTAGCCGTCTTACTTAAGAACTCCGACTTTGTGCGGGGGTTAGCCATTATTTTACCAACCCCCGAAGCATGACAATAGTACTGTTTCATATTTCCGTTTTTAGTTTATATAGTTTAGTTAAATCCTCATCGCTCAGCTTTTCGAATATATCAGCTAACTGGCTTCTAAATCGTGCTGGCTCGTGTCTGTACTTTCCTGTTAACTCTAAGCCTCTTTTCCTGTAGTCTGAAGTTTCTAACAAAGTGAGCTTATTAATAGTATTTTCTCTGCTCATTGTTGTAAGCTTTTAGTTTGTTCTTTAGTTAACTCGAACTTTTCTATAAGTTCCTCCTTTGTGTAAGTGCCGTCTGCAATAGCTTTAACCGCCTTGTTGAACTGAGCAGAAGTTAAACTAGCTTTCTTAACTACTTTCTTTTCCTGTTCGCCAGCTGCATCGTTATCTACATCTGTCACAAGTCCTAAAGCTGAGCTTAAAGCGTAACGACGGAAGTAAGTAACTCCTGAGCCGAAAGACTGAAAGTCATTCATCCCTTTTAATTGTACGTAAGGCATAGCAACCTCGCTAGATACTTTCTCCCCGCTGTCAATATGAAAGATAATAGTTTCAATGTAGTTAACGCCTTCTTTAGTTCCTAAGTGCTGCATGAAGCCTAAGCCATGTTTTTTTAGTAAAGGGTTAATCTTTTCAAAGATAGTCGGGAGGTCAGCGTAAGAATAGCCGTAGCCTTTTGTCCCCTTGTGAATTGTTGGTACTTCTTGCTGGAAATCAGCAATTGCTTTAAATAAATTTTTCATGTTTAAAAGTTTAATTGTTTATGCAAAGTTAACTATTATTTTTACTTACGCAAGTTTTTTAATAGTTTTTTGTATCTTTTTGTTAGTTCCTTAATTTCGTCGATAGTCATTTTTAACGGCTCTAGGTCTTTACGCTCTAACAAGTTAACACGCTCCTGTCCTATTCTGTTTATTAATTCAATACGGTAGTTAATTAAGTTACCTGAGTAGAAAGTGTTACAGCGTTCGCATTGCTTATGTACGTTGTCTTCGTTAAATCTTAATTCAGGAGTACTGCCTACGCTCATGTAGTGACCCGCATTCATTTTGCCGTTATACGTTCCGCATGAAATACAGCTTCTATCTTTATCCCTTTCACGTATGTAAGCATTGAAGGCAGCTTGTGCCAGTTTCAAGTAGTCTGAGCGAGTAAGTAGCTTTTCTTTGAGTTCCTTCTTTCTGTCCTTCCATTGCTTCTCCTTTTGTAGTTTCGTGTATTCGTAGCCGCACTTGGTAGAACAAACAAGCTGTAGCGGGCGTAATGGATTAAACTTTTCTTTACATACTTTGCACTTTTTAGCTCTCATAGTTAAAATAGTCTTTGTTGTGAAACATGGTTAGTAATTCGTTCTATTGCTTTGTCGTAATATTCTTTATCGAGTTCGCACGCGGTTAGCTCGAAGCCGTAATCGTGACAGGCTATTGCTATGCTTCCGCTTCCGAGGTGAGTGTCAAGGATTTTGTTGTTTGGCTTGGCGTATTTGTCTAAAAGCCATTTGTAAAGTGCTACGGGCTTTTGTGTTATATGTATTCTATTAGTCATTACAGTTCTTTTGCGGTACATTCTTACAGCAGTTTCAAAACTTGTCCAAGCTAGTTCACAGTCTGCAAAGTAACTTTCCCCATTAACCTTATCCCATACAATCCAACAACTACTATCAAAAGGTATTCTACTAATAAAGTGGTTTGCCCCCCAAACAATTTGATTTTTAGATACCCTCATCAATTGAGTAAAATACTCGCTATTTGGAACATCAAAATCCCATTGTGTTTGTTTGTCAATACTCCCTTTGTTTTCTTTTCTTTGCCCCCAATTTCCAGCTTCCGTTTTAACTAAACCTATCCCATAAGGCGGGTCAACAATAGCTAAATCAAAATAGTTGTCAGGATATCGTGCCATTAAAGCCATGTTGTCCTCGTTTGTGATTTCAATGTTTTCTGTTACTTTCATAATAATTCTTTTACCTCGTTTATTTGTTTTTTAAGTTCGTCTATCTCCTTATCCTTTTCAAGTAATAACTTGTATTGGTTAAAGTTTTCCCTGTTTGTCTCAGTTAACTGCTTATCTACAGAAACGAGAAAATAATACAACTCAGTAAGCTCTTCAATACATTTGTTATTAGTCTCTATCCATTCATGGCTAGGATGTTTCTCCTTTACTTTCTCGTTAATTGCTTTTAACTGCTCGGCGGCTAGTCTTATAGCCCCTTTGCTTAATACTACATCTATTGCGTAACTCATGGCGTTTTAATTGTGTTCCATATCTCGTGCGGGTCTTCATCTAAACCGTTTTCAATATCAAAGTTAATATTTCTAAATTTGTTTAAGCTCTCACTTGGCTCGTTAGGTACTATTTTCTGCTGAAAAGCTTGAGGGCGTTTAATTACATCTACCCCGTTAACCGTTAACCCTAGACCAAAGTTATAGTCTAACATAATAGGCTGGTCTTGAAACGTCGGCTTACCTCCAGTATCCGTGTCTTTTATCTTTGCTACTTCAATCATAGTAAACTTCCATAGCTCAGCGTGTGAAGTTAGGCGGTGTATAACTACAAAGTCGTCTGCTTTATTCGCGAACGCTTTACCGCCTTCAATATCCGACTTGAAAGGTATTCGTACTTGCCCGTGCCACATATGGTCTTTAGGGTAAACAGCTCCTAACCTTCCGCTTGCGCTCGTAGGATGTGCGTTAATAAATACCGAGTGCTTGCCCTCTTTAGTTACCATCTTTAGCTCGTTCAATACGTCGTAGTTGCTAGAATAAGTTAAATCTGTCTTAAGTGAGTTCCAAGGGTCTATAAGTAGCGTATCTCTTTTTGAGTTTAAGTACAGGTCTATTACCTCCCGCGGCTCGTATCGTTTGGTATTGTCGATAAAACTAAAGTGATTTTCTAGCTTTATTTCAGCTCGTCGTATTTCTTTGTGGCTTAAGTCTATAAAGGGCTTATTGCAGTACATCTGTACTAGGTCGCGCATAATCTTACCCGCGCTGTTTTCGTCGCAGAATAAACAAAAGCTTAAATCGTGGTTAGTCGCTAGTGCTAGAAAGTACCAAAGTTGAAAATACGTCTTACCTACGTTGTCGTGTCCTAGAAATATGTTTAACTGATTATGCTTGTAGACAAAGTTATCATCTAAAGCGCATCCTAGTTTTAAGCCTTTAGGTATCTTACCGTCTCGGTAGTCCGTCAAAAACTTTGTGCTGTGTCCGTTTTTTAGTATCATGTATTTGTAGATTTTTTAACGTGTTCTACTAACGGGTCTACTTTTGCACGTCCGTTCTCTCCGTGTTCTTTCTTAAGCCAGTTCTTAGCCGTCAAATATAAGGAAACATATTTACTGTTGCCTTTGTAGTTTTGTATCGAATCTAAAACCGTATCTATTTGCTCTTTTGTGTAGTTCTCGTGTAGCTTAATGCATTCTGCTTTTGTTATTTTCAAATGTTTAAAAGACATATATATATCTTTATTATCATTTACATTTACATTTACATTTACATTATCAGTTGAC